ATTCTGCCGCTGGATGTCAATAGGTGAGAAAGCTAAAAGTGGTAAATATAGAGAGTTTTACGAAGCAATTAAAAAAGCAGAAGCAGCTAGAGAAGCAACTTGGATAAAGTATATAGACAGCGACCCATCATGGCAGTCTAAAGCTTGGCTACTAGAACGCAGATATCCTGAAAGATGGGGTAAGAAAGAAACTAGAACTATTGAAACTGATAAACCTATCATAATTGACTTTAGAGGGTTGGATGCGGGAAGTAATAATTAAATATAAACCTCATCCAACCCAGTTACAGTTACACAACTCTACAGCTCGTTTTAGAGTATGTAACACTGGTAGAAGATGGGGTAAAACTTTAGCTTGTCTATATGAAATAACTAAGCAAGCATTAGAAAAGCCGGGCTCATTAAGTTGGTGGGTAGCACCTGTATATAGTCAGAGCATGTTAGCTTATAGACTTTTATCTAATGCAGCACATGAAGCTATATCACAAGATATTAAGTCTCTTAGAAGGTTAGAGTTTAAGACTGGTTCAGCAGTAGAGTTCAAAAGTGCTGATAACTACAATGCTTTAAGAGGTGCTGGGATAGATATGCTAGTTATAGATGAAGCAGCACTAATAAACAGAGAAGCTTGGGAAGCAGCATTAAGACCAACCTTAAGTGATACAAAAGGTAAAGCTATATTTATTTCTACACCAAAAGGTAGAAACTTCTTCTTTGAACTATTTGCTAGAGGACTAGACCCAGCTTATCCAGAGTGGGAGTCATTTACTTTCCCAACAGAAGCTAACCCATATATAGACAAAGCTGAAATAGAAGAAGCTAGAAGAACACTACCAGACACAGTATTTAGGCAGGAATACTTAGCTGAGTTCTTAGAAGACTCAGCAGGAGTATTTAGAAACATAAAAGCTTGTATTCAAGGAGACTTTGAAGAGCCTAAAGTAGGGCATAACTATGTTATAGGTTTTGATGTAGCTAAACACGAAGACTTTAGTGTTATAACTGTTTTAGATACAACCACTAACCACGTAGTAGCTTTTGATAGGTTTAACCAAATAGACTATACACTGCAAATAGAAAGGTTAAAAAGTTTAGCTAAAAAGTATAATGCTACAGTGTTAATGGACTCAACTGGTGTAGGAGACCCAATACTGGAACAAGCTATTAAGGCTGGTATTAAAGCAGAAGGTTTTCAGTTTACTGGTGTTAGTAAGCAGCAGTTAATAGAACATTTAGCTGTGCAGTTAGAACAGCAGAATATAACTTTCCCTAATATACCAGAACTTATTTATGAGTTAGAGCTGTATCAGTATGAGATAACTAGAGCTGGTAATGTTAGATATACAGCACCACAAGGTTATCACGATGATACAGTTATATCATTAGCCTTAGCTTGTTGGAAGAGTATTGCTACAATTACACCAGCTATAGCTTTAGATGTTGAACCTATTGACTATTATGATAGAGGAGAGTTCTAATGAGTTTATTAGATAAAGTAAAAGGTATATTTAGACGCCCAATATCTGAAAGTGTAAGTATTGATGAGCCTGGCTATTCTTTATTAAACAATGACCTAAGTTTTGACTATATCCGTGAAATTAGAGAAGAAGCTTGGAATGCTTACCTAACCAACCCTATAGCTAAAAGGCAAGTTAGAAATATTACTAGCTATTTAGTAGGACGAGGCTTAAAAGTTTTTTCACCTTCCCCAGATGCACAGGAAATTATAGATAATTTTATTTATAACCCTAAAAATTACTGGGAGCTGTTTATTAGAGAAGAGTCTAACAGACTACAGCTTGATGGTGAAATTATAGTAATGCTTTATGTTAATACTGGTGATGGTTCAGTTATAGTTAGAGATATAGAACCAAATGAAGTAGTTGATGTAATTCTATCTCCAGAAGACTATAGAGAGGTATTAGCTTTAAGGAGAGTTTATACTAAAAAAGTATATAGTAATGACTTTAAAACTTACCACACTGAACAAATAGAAGATATTATTAGACCCGGTGAGCCTGACCCTAACAACCCAAATATAGTTAGAGACTTTCTTTTTATTAAGATGCCTACTATATCTACACAGTTTAGAGGCATACCAGAACTAGCTCCTCAGCTGTATTGGCTTAAACAGTATAGACAACTACTAGATGCTAGAATAAATTTAAACAAAATGCGTTCTAATTATATATGGGATGTAACTGTTGATGGTAATGATGCAGATGTTCAAGCTGTTAGGAATGCTAACTCTAAACCACCTAAAGCTGGAACAGTTAAGTTTCATAATAGTAAAGTTAAGTGGGAACCTAAAAGTTTAAACATAAATGCACAAGAGGCAGAAGCAGACTTAAGAGCAGTAAAGCTTATGTGTGTAGCTGGCTCTGGACAACCTGAGTTTATGGTTACTGGTGATGCATCCAATGCTAACTTTGCCTCTACTCAAGAGACAACATTGTCATTCTTAAAGTGTTTAGAAGACTATCAAGACTTGTTTGAATACTTCTTAGGAGCTTTATTTAATAAAGTATTCTATTATGCTCAGAAATATGGTTCTGCACCACAAGTGTTCTTAGACAGTAATGGTGAAGAAGTAAGAGGTGATGCTTTGATAAGCTTAAGTTTTCCTGAGGCTAAACCTAAAGACATAGATAAGTTAGGTAAATACTTACAAACACTACAAGATATGGGACTAGCCTCTCACGAAACTTTAGCTAGTATGGCTGGTCTTAATTGGAAAGCAGAAAAAGCAAAAATGGAAGAGAGGTGAACTATGCCATATAATAAGCTATCAGAGCTTCCTCCAACAGTGCAGAAGCTTCCAAAAGAGAAGCAAGAAGCTTGGCTTAAAGCTTTTAATGCTGCATTAGAGCAGTATGGAGATGAAGAAAGAGCATTTGCAGTAGCTTGGAGTGTGGTGAATAATATGGAAGAGGCTGTGTGGTCTAGAGAGTATATTAACAACTTACCAGATAGCAGCTTTGCTGTTATATTGCCTGGTGGTAAGAAAGACGAAGAGGGCAAGACTGTTCCACGGTCACTGAGATACTTTCCTTATAAAGATATGGATGGTAATGTAGACCTACCCCATTTAAGAAATGCTTTAGCTAGACTTCCTCAAGCTAAAATACCAGAGGAGTATAGAAAGAAAGCAGAAGAGGTGTTAAGAGCAGCAGCAAAGAAGTTTAATATTGGAGAAGCTCTTGATGACCAAGCAGTATTTGAAGCTTTAGATATTGAAGAAGGTAAGCGTAGAGCTAAGGTTGTAATTATTAAAGAAGGTTGGAGTAAAAATAAAAGGTATTACCCAGCTAAAACCCTAGCTGAAGCAGTTCCTTTATTTGAGGGAGCAAAGTGTTACTTAGACCACTCTGACATTAAAGGCATACCTAATAGAAGTGTTAGAGAGTTAACTGGTTTTTTTGAAAATGTAAAGTTTGTAGGAAAGCAGATAGAAGCTGACCTACAGTTTTTAGACACTGAAGCTGGTAGAGTAGGGTTTGACATTGCAAAAGAGTCCATAAAACATAACAAAACACTTGCGGGACTGTCTATAAGAGGCAGTGGAGTATTACGCAAAATAGAAGAAGGTTATGAAGTAGAAAGTCTTACCAGTATATTAAGTGTAGACCTAGTAAGCGACCCTGCTGCTGGTGGTGAATTTTTAAAACTTTATGAAAATACTATGGAGGTTGAAGATATGAAGGACTTAACTGTAGAAAAGTTAAAAGAGGAGAGACCAGACTTGGTTCAGGCTATTACTGAAGAAGTAGAAGCTAGAGTTTATGGAAAAAAGAATGAACTAGATAAGCAGATAAAAGAAATTAGAGAGCAGAATGAGAAGTTAGCTAAAGACATAGCAGAATGGAAAACTTACGCACAAGTAAAAGAAACTGAAACTATATTAGAACGTGAACTAGCTAAGTCTGAATTACCTGACATAGCTAAAGAGAGAATTAGAAAGGAATTTAATGGTAAAATAGCTAAAGTAGAAGAGATAACCGAAAGTATCCAAGCTGAAAAAGACTATATAGCTAAGATAGCAGAGAAGAAACAAGTTAATGTTGGTAATAGTGGTAAAGAAGACAGTAAGGTAAGCTATGAAGCCAAACTAAGAGAAGTTTATGAGGCTATGGGTTATAGTGAGAGTGAAATAGCTGACTTATTAAAAATTGAGCGAGGTAGATAACAATGGTATTTAAGAATGCAGATAACTTAAGAATATATACCAATAGTGATGTAGAGGTTGGAGAACCAGTAGCTGTAGGTCAAATTACTGGAGTAGCTCTAACTAATGAAGATGATGATGGCTATACTGTCATAAGACGTAAGGGTGTATTTAAGCTTACTATAACCACCCCTACTGCTACTATTAATATAGGAGACCCTGTATATTATTCTAGTGGAGTATTAAATAATGATGATACTGGGGTTCTATTTGGTTATGCTTTAGAGCAAGTATCCGCTTCTACAACTAAAGAAATTCATGTATTGTTAAAATAGGAGGAAAAGTAGATGAGCGTATTCAGAGACCTTTTTGAAGACATTAAAAAAGATGAGGTAGGAGTTAGAAGCTTAGCTGAGAATATTACAACTGATGACCTACCTTCTTTGTTAACTGGAATGGCATTAGACCGTGCTTTAGTTAAAGCTTACCGTGAATATCCTGCTGACTATGAGCAGTATGTAAATATTGAGCTGGTAAGAGACTTTAGAGTAGTTGATAGAATAAGTGAGTATGGTGGAGATGGAGCTTTAGACCTTGTAGATCAGCAAGCTCCTTATCAGTATACCACACTTGGAGAAGATAAATACAGCTTTGCTGTAGCTAAATATGGTAGAAAGTTAGGCTTCTCGTTTGAAAGCTTAACCAACGATGACTTGTCTGCTTTGCGGAGAATACCAGAGAAATTTGCTAGAGCAGCTCGTAGAACTGAGTTAAAGCTTATAACTAGCTTGTTGTGTGATGCTAGTGGACCTAACAGCAACTTATTTACTTCAGGAAGAGGTAACTTAGGTAGTGCTGTTTTAGATGTAGATGGTTTAAATGGAGCTTTATCTGCTATAGGAGAACAAACTGACCCTAATGGTGAACCATTCTTTGTATCTAGGTTTCACCTAATTGTTCCTCCTTCTCTAGAAGTTAAAGCAAGGTCTATATTAGAAGCTATAGAGTTGTTATATGTTGATGAGGATGAAGTTAACTATAGAACCAATAACTGGGTAAAGAATAAAGTAGTGTTACACGTTAACCCCTACTTATCAGTTATCAATACTACTAACGGAACTACAGCTTGGTATGTTCTTCCTGACCCAGCTGATATCTACTGTGTAGTGTTAGCTAGGTTAAGAGGACACGAGGAACCTGAGATATTTATGAAAAACCCCAATGCTATTAAAATTGGTGGTGGACAAGACCCCTTCAATGGGGACTTTGATAACGACTCTATTGAATATAAGGTTCGTCATATCTGTGGGGCAGCTTTAGCTGACTGGAGAGGCACTTACGCTTCTACTGGTGCTGGTGCTTAACAAGACATAGGAGACCTTAGGGAGACACCCTAAGGTCTCCTTGGAGGTCAAATATGACTGAAGTTGAGAAGCTTAAAAAGTTAATACCTGATGACCACGGATATACAGATGCAGAACTGTTAAGCTTAATAGAAGAGTATGGTATATATAAAGCTGCAGTGTTTGTATTAAGGAGTATAATAGCTAAAATAGCTTCTGGAGCTTACTCTTTTTCCAGTGGTGATGTTAGAATAGATAAGAGTAAGTTGGTAGATAACTATCAGAAACTTATAGCTGAGTATGAAGACTTATCTCCTGTGTCTGTTAATGTGCCTTGGAAAACTGATATGGACTATTTAAGTAGTGTTGATAGGACTGACTATGATAGATAAAGCTTATATTAAGGACAGCTTTTCTAAAGTGTTTAAAGCCCTAAACACAGCTATCTGGACTAAAAAGGTTATATGCAGCTGCCAAGATGACTATGGTTTAATTGACCCAGAATGCCCATACTGTAATGGTTCTGGTTATATACAAGACTCAACTGTTATAGAAGCTGATGTTCAAGAGCTTAAAGGTGATGAGAGAATTGTAGTTGATGCTGGAATACTTAATACTGGTGATATTATAGTTAGAACTATAGCTGATAATGATATTAAAATAGATGACTTTATTACTTACCAAGATAAAACATATCAGGTAAAGTATGTAATACTTGACCAGTTAGGAGTATTTATTCAGGTTGGTGCTCACAGAGTAGTATCATCACTAATTGTGAAAGATGAAGCAATAAAGCTTTTATCTTACAGCTATGGAGGACACGAAATTGCTTAATGTTAGCTTAGACTTAAGTGGTATAGATGAGTTGGTTCATAAGTATGAGGCTAGAATAAAAGCAATACCTCAAGCTTTAGATGATACTACTAGAGAAAACGCTGAGGAGATAAAAGCTACAGCTAGAGCTAGAGCACCAGTTAAAACTGGAGCTTTAAGGTCATCTATAGACACAAAAAGGTTAGAGTTAATGGCTTGGAGTATAGGTTCTGACTTAGACTATGCTAGACTAAGAAATTATGTAAATAGATCACATCCCACCACTATTGGTTATTTAACTAAAACACATTTTGAGCAGAGACCTAAATATAAGAAAGCTTTACAAGACACAATTGTAAGGTTGTGGAAGATATGAAAGTAGAACTTTTACAAGCTATAGCAGACCAAATTAAAACTGTTATTGATAATGTATTTATATACTCACCTGAGCTAGAATTAAACTCTAAAGCTAGACCATTTGCAGTAGTTAGGTCTATAACTGATATGGAAGCTATTGCTACATTCAATAAAACTAAAGATGCAGACTACTATGTATGGGTGTATGTATATCCAGAGTCTAATGAATATAAAGCTTTACGGTTACCAGAAGAAATAAGAACAGCTTTATTTACTGAGTTAACCGTTAATGGTAATAAAACACTACCATTAAGTATAACTATAAATAGGCTTAATGGAACTGAGAATGACTTAGAGAAGTATGGTTCAGTAATAACTTGTATTTATAGGAGGTAAAAACAAAAATGGCAGTATTGAAAGGCTATGCAGGAAATATAAAAGTTGGAACTAATACTATAGGTGAAATATCTGAATGGTCTTTAGATGTTAATGCTGACATAGTAGATACTTCAGCCTTTGGTGATGAGTGGAAGAAGAAAACAGCTACTCAAAAAGACTGGTCTGGTAGTTGCAATGGTAGACTAGACCCTAGTGATGCGGGGCAAAATGCTTTAACTATTGGTTCTGATGTAACTTTAGAACTCTATGTTAATGACAGTAACTATTACTCTGGCAATGCTGTAGTTGAGTCTATAAGTTATGGTGCAGCTGTAGCTGATGTTATAACTGTAACATTTAACTTTACTGGCAACGGTCCACTAAGTTTTACTTAAGGTGGTGAGATAATATGGCTGTAGTGAAAGGCTACTTAGCTAAGGTTTATGCCAGTAGCCCAACATCCACTACCTTTACTAATGAAACAATGACTGAAGTAGAACCTTATATCTACCAAATAGACAATATACTTATGCAAGTTTGGGACCCTAGTGTAGGTATAGCTATTAGTGAAGGAACATTAGACCATAGCTGGATGGATAGAGGAGTAGACTGGTTTACTGGTAGAGTAAAGCTTAACGAAACAGGACTAACTGTAACTGCATCAGGAGGTTACTTCTCCACTTTAATTGAAGTAGGAGAGGCTTATAATTGGAGCTTAGATATAGCTGCTGATATAGTAGATACTTCAACATTTGGAGATGAATGGAAGAAAAAGACAGCACTACAGAACACTTGGACTGGTAGCTTTGAGAAGTTTATGCTAGATGACTACTGGTTTGATGCTCTATCTAAGTTTTTTATAGTTAAGTTTTACACTGATACTAATAAAGGTTACCAAGGTTTCTGTGTTATCCCATCATTATCAACCAGTGCTAGTATAACTGATGTGGTAAAAGAAACTGTTGGTTTAGAAGGGCACTGGAAAATTATAAAGTTCAATGAAGCATAAGGAGGCTCGTATGAGTTTATTAGAAAAGCTTGAAGAAAAAGCTAAAAATAGAGAACGAAAGTCTCTATACTTAGAAGAGTTAGATGAAACAGTATATTGGTATCCTATGACTGCTGGAGAGAGACAGAGAATATTAAAAGCTGCAGGCTTTAAGTGGTCTAAAGATAATGTGGAAATGGATAATGCTAAGTATAAAGCTTCTTTAGTTATTGAAAAGTTAGAGGATGCGGCTGGAACTAAAATATTCTCTAACACTCCAGAACATAAAGACTTACTTATTAACAAGATACCTGATGAGTTGTTAAATAAAATAGTTAATGCTATAGACCCTCCTAAGTCTGAAGAGCAGCTTATTGAAGAAGCAAAAAACGAATAGCCGACCCTTTCTACAAAGCATTGTTAACTCTAGCTGATAAGAAGGGTCGCTTTATATATGAGTTTGTTGAAGAGCTTACGGAGGATGAAATGTATGACTGGATAGCTTATTATAAAGAGCAGTATGATGAAATGATGAGGAGACGAAAGCATGCCTGATGAACAGTTTGAAGTTGTCATAAGGGCGAGAGATGAAGCCTCACCAGTCTTAGAAAAATTTAACCAAAACTTAAAAACAACCAATACAAACTCCCTAAATGTAGCTAATGGTTTACAATATATAGCAGATAAGTCGAAGTGGGCTTTTACTGCTATGTCTGCTGTTGTTATTGGTGCAACTAAAGCATTTGCAGACTTTGAGAATGCTATGGCTAAAGTAGCTACTCAGCTGCCTGGTGAGGCTATAGCTTATTATGACGAGTTTGCTGATGCGGTGCAAAACCTAGCTATAGAGTTTGGGCAGTCAACTGATGTTATGGCTCAAGGCTTATATGATATTCTATCAGCAGCTGTAGAGCCTTCTGAAGCACTACAGTTATTAGAACAGTCTGCTAAAACTGCTGCTGCTGGCTTTACTGATGTAGCTACAACTGCTGACTTATTCACTTCTATACTTAATGCTTATGGTATGAAAGTAAGAGACGCAGCTAGAATTTCTGATGTTCTATTTCAAACTGTTTTTCGTGGTAAAGTAGAATTTGAAGAATTGGCAAATGAGTTAGGTCCTATTATGGGTATAGCTGCACAAGCTGGAGTTAGTATAGAAGACTTAGGTGCAGCATTTGCTACACTAACTAGACAAGGTATTCCTGCAGCAGAGTCCGCAACTGCTATACGTGGTGCAATTATGTCTTATATTGACCCCAGCAAGGAAGCAGCAGAAACAGCAGCTGCTTTAGGGATAGAATTTAACTCTACTGCTTTGAGAACTGAAGGCTTAATTAACTCAATTGGTAGGTTAAAAGACCTAACACAGGAGCAATTATCGGCATTATTTCCTAATGTCCGGGCATTGGTAGCAGTTCAAGGTATATTATCTGACCTATCAGGTGCTTATGAAGACTTAAACCTTATTATGGAAGCTAATAACATAACTACTGAAGCTTTTAATAAAGCTACTGATACTAATAGGTTTGCACTTGATAAATTAAAAACTTCAATACAGGTTTTAGCTCAAGACTTAGGGGAAGCTATGGCACCTATGGTTGGAGAAGTAGTAGAAGAAATACAAAGGTTTATAGATAAACTTAATGAAATGGATGATGAGCAGAAGCGTAAATTAGGTGAATTGATAATTAACCTAACCAAAGTAGCTGGGACTGCTGCTGGAATTGGTTGGGTTAATAAAGCTATACTAGGTATGGCTGAAGCATTTGGAGTTGCTGCTAGTGCTTTATCACCAGTTCTTCTCATAATTGAAGCTGTATTAGGTTTTATAAAACTACTTCGTAAGTATGAAGATGAAATAAATAATTTCCTCATAAACTTAGAGGAAAAAATAGGACTTATATCTGCTGAAACAGCTGAAAGCTTTAGGCAACATCTAGATATTATGAGTAGGGTAGGAGAAGCAACTAGAACTATGGCTGAAATAGAAAAAGAAGGTCTTATAGAAATAACAGATGAAATAAGAGAAACTGTAGCACAGATAGAAGAATTAGAAAAAGCTATGCAGCCATACCACGTCAAAGGCATCCCAGCACCTCAAGGGTTAATGGATGAGTGGGATGAGTTAATGGCTAAACTTACTGGTCTTATTGCTGCACAAAAAGAGGTAGATAAAGAAAAAGAACTAATTGATGTTACTGGTGTTAAAAAGGGAACTGCAGCTATAGATGACTTAGATAGTAGTATAAAAACAGTAGGCATATCTACTAAAGACACTACAAAAGAACTTGAACAAATGAGAAAGCAATTGGCTGATATTGTGGCTGAGGCTGAGTGGACTATACTTACTGCTAATGCTAGTGCTTATGAGAAGCAAATATTATCTTTAAATAGAGAATATGCTAATACTGTAGCTACTATAAATGCAATGGATATACCCGCAGATGAAAAAATGGAAGCACTAGCTAAAGTATATGAAGCTTATGTAGTTAGTATAGATAGTATAAATAGAAAACTTAAAGAAGAACTGGACGATATAAGTAAAGAGGCTATATGGCAGACTTGGATAACACAAGCAGATGAATTTGAAGCAAAACTACTGCAGGAAGAGAAGAGATATCAAGAGCAAGTAGCACGAGTTATGGCATACCCAGTTGAACTTGAAAAAGAAAAGAATGCAGCACTAGAAGCTTTAGAAAGAGAACACTTAGCTAGAGTGAATAAAATAATAGAAGATGAAAATAAACGTAGAGAGGAAGAGGCAAAAAAAATAGCTGAAGAAGAAGCAGCTATAGAAAAAGCTAAATATGACCAAATGGATAAGCTTCGTGATGAAAACTTTAGACGTAATGCTACTGCTTTAGAAATACTAGTTAAAGACCATAAAGCTAAATATGATGAAATTTTAAGTATGTTTGAGTGGACAGAAGAAGAGAAGGTTGAAATTAACAAAATAGCTAACAATGATATACTTTACCAGTTAGATGACTTTGTTAAACAATATGTAAATGAAATGAGAGAAGCTGGTAGAGCTGATGAGGAAATTTCGGCTGGTATAGAAGATATTATACTACAATTAGAAAAGTTAGGTATAAATACTGAAGTTATTACACAACTTAGAGAGCAGTGGTCTACTCTACCTCCAGTTATAGAAGAAACCAAAGACCAAATTGATGACATTATTGATGTAATAAGTGATATAGGTGATATAGCTATAGGTGTAAGCTTTGGTGAAGAACCAACTGCTGGACAAATAGGTGGAGTAGTTGGTGGTATATTAGGGTTATTCTCTGGCATACCTACCTGGCTTGGTGGAGTAGTAGATATGGTTTTTGGTTGGATAGATGATATTCAACGGCGAACTAGACAGGCTAGAGAAGAAGCAGAACGAGAAATACAAGAGATGATAGACAACATAACTGGTAACACTAGACAAGCTTTAGTAGCTTTCTTTAAAGAACCAGAGCTAGAAGATGCTATAATAGCTTTTGGTAATACTCTAAATGAAGTTATATATAATATGATGGTTGATGCTATAGTGTCAGCTATTATATCAGCAGAGGTTATGCAGGATGCAGCTAAAAAGCTAGGAGATGCTATTAATAAAGCTATAGAAACTGGAAATATGGAAGGCTTAACTGCAGCTTATGATGAGTATGAGAAAACTTTACATGATAAAATTTTACCTATAATTAGAGAGCTGTATAGCTATACTATACCATACTTTCCTTATCCACAAGTTATAGAAGGTAAAGTAGAGGTTCCATCATTCCAAACTGGTGGTTATGTCCCCCACACAGGTTTAGCTTTGCTACACGCTGGAGAATATGTAGTGCCAAAAGAGGAAAACTACAAGTCAGTAAGTTTTGGTGATGTATCTATAGTTGTTAATACTAACGGTGAGGTTAATGGAGCAGACTTGTGGGATGAGTTTGAGCGGGAAGCTAGAAGAAGAGGAGTTGTTTTAGTGCAATGACTATAGATGGTATATTACTACCTGACCCTGTTGGTTTTACAATAGATGATGTTACTGGTGTTAATGAAGTAACACTTCTGTCTGGAGATAGACGATATGTTAAGTTTGATAAAATTAAGAAGAATATAAGAATGACTTTTTGGGGTATAGATGATGAGACTAAAGAAATAATTGAGGACTTAGCTCTATCTCCAGATACACTTACTATGGTTTTAGATAATAAAACATATACAGTTGTTTCGTTTACAGGACCAACCTTTGAGAGAATAAAAGGACCAAGAGTTATTTATCAGTGTAATTGGGAGCTTAGAGAAGTATGAGAGACTTAAGAGGTTCTGAACTAAACCCTGAACCTTTATTAGATGAAGACTTTGAAAGAGCGGTTATTACTCCTTTTTATAAAGTGCAGATATATAAGAATGGCTGGCAGGATGTAGATGATGTTACAAGAGTAGATGTTGACTTTCAAGGCAGCTCTGTTGATGGAGTAGTTAGCTCATCTTTAAATATCACCATAAGCGATACTACTGCTAAATATCACCCTTTAGCCAGCACTATTTATTCTGACTACTTCTCATTTCGTAGAAAAATAAGGGTTTTAATGGGTATTAAAAAAGATAATATACCATATACTTGGTCATACTTTACAGGTAACATTAATAGTATGAAGTATAACAAAACTTCAAATAGAACTATAGATATTCAAGCTTTAGACTACTGTGATATATTAAACACTTATAAGTTTAATAAGAATATTTATTGGGGCTCTACTACTGATATAACTATTCTACCTAACACTTATGAGTATGGTATGCCGCCTAGCTGCAATGGTATACATTATGTTACTAAAGATGGAGAAGAGTTTAATGACTGGACTTATAACTGGGAAACCAATAAGTTTGTTATAACTAGAGAAGAGTTAGAAGGAACAGTTAAGGTATACTACTATACTGACCAAGATGTTATTACTGTTTTACAAGATATTTTAAATATGGCTGGTATAACTCAAAGTTTGGTTTATACACCTATTGATAAAACTATTAAGAGAACTTACTTTAAAGAAGGAACTTCTGCTTTAGAAGCAGTGAAGAATTTATCTCAACTAGTTAATTACCGTTTCTGGTTTGATGGTGATGGTGTTCCTAACTTTAAACCTACACCAGAAGTAAATGAAACAATTAACTTTACTTTTAAAGACTATAAAAATATACAAGCTGAGACTGTAAGTATAGCAGATAAAGAGTTCTATAATGCTGTAGAAGTGTTTGGTGAAGAAAGAAAAAGAGAGTTATATTATAAAGAAGAAGTTCAGCTAGGCAACACTGTTGAAAACTATCTTGATGCTACTGTTGAAAGTAGGAGCCATAATTTTACCTTTGCTGGATATGGTAAGCTCCGTTATGAGTTAGAATGTATAAATAAGAATGGCTTAACATCAGAGCTGAATGAAACTCCTACTGGTGCTGAAATTACTGTAATGCATAACCCAGAACAGTCAAGAGAAGAGGAACAAACTACTTTAGGTTATGTTACTGGAAGCTTATTTTATTCATTGAGTGGTGAAGCTATTACTGATACAGACACTACTAAGTTTCTAGACCACGTTCCAGCTACACGGGTTAAAGCTGTTATATTAGATAAGTATGGGACACAGGAGTATAACAAATATGGTATGCAGGTTTCAGTTACTCCTGAAAGCTACTGGAGAACTCAGCTGTATTTATCACACGACCCTTTAAGAAACTTATCTGAAACGGTTCAAACAATAGGTCATACTACTGGTAAAGCTAGTCCTGCAGGAACTACTATAATTGTCCCATTTACGCCAGGTAAGATATGGGGTGGTATAAAACACGATAGTAAGTATGATAACAGTTGGGGGGATGAAATAAAAAACCCCACTGAATACTTCTATCTGTATCCGGGTGTGTTAGAAAGTGATGTTACAGTAGTCATAAGGGCTTTTAACCAAGGAGATATAAGGTGGAAAATTGAATGTCCTCAAAACTTGCCAGAAGGACCACTAGAGGTTTGTGTAGAAAGAACTGAAGCTATTCCTGCTGGTGAGGTTAGAGATATACCTGTAACAGCTCCGTCTGGATATGGTGCACTAGAAGGCTTTGCAGAGCCAACCCCAGAAAGGAGGTGGTGGGTGGGAAGAACTTTTATAGCCCGATATGATAATACGGGTGGGACACGACCTTTACATACACGAACATATATAAAAGGAAGGTTACCTGCTGTTATTTATACTGCAGAGTTTGCTGGGGTATCTGGTAGGATGGTAAATTTTACTATTAGAAGAACCTCAGATAGAGGCGATGTTGTTAGGTATGGTATAACTATATGGTCTAAGCGTAAACCATATAATATTAGAGTTACTCGTAGTAAGGTAACTGAAACCTATGCTGAGTTTTTAGCTAAATGCGACTTTGGTTCTCCTAATGTTGAAATTACTTGCCAAGGGCAAGAGCCTGCTCCTAGACAGTATAGAGTAGAGGTGCAAGGTTGTAAATTAGTTCCAAGATATTATTTTTTAAAACTTTTTGGTAGAAAAGAAGTAGGTGAGTTAACTTCTACTATCTACTCTCAAAAAACTTTATCAGAGGAAGATATACAAGATACTGGTGGTAAGAAGACACTAACTATTAGAAACCATTTAATTCAGTCTCAAGATGAAGCAGAAGCATTAGCTCAAAACCTTTTAGACCACTACCAACAAGTTGTTAATTCACTTATTATAGAAGTTTCGTGTCCTCCACCTTTAGAAGTTGGGGATACAGTTTCAATTGTAAGTCAATATTAAGGAGGTTGCTTATGCCAGTATTACAGTCTGACTTAAAACTATATGGTTCACAAGCTATGCCACGAAACGATACAGGAATAAATGGTGGAGCTATAGATACTAATAACGAAATAACTGGTGAAATTGGTGAAGTATTCAATGACTTAGAGTCTGAAGAAGCGGGAGGTCCTACTTATTACCAATATAGAAAAGTTTTCATTAAAAACAATTCTACCACTTCTACTTTAGAGAATGCTAAAGTATGGATATTTTCCGACCCAGAAAACCAAGTTACTATGGCTTTAGAACCAGTTAAAGATGGTAATGACCAGTCTCAAAACCGTATAACTGCTCCTAGTGGTTATACATTTGTTGAGGCTCAAGATGAAGACCACGCCCTACCAGTGCCTGGTGATGGACACTTAGCAAATGGGGAAGCTATAGGTGTGTGGTTGAAACTAACACTACCTGCAGGTTTAGCTCCTAAAAACCGAGTTGACCTTAAGCTTAAAATTAAAGGAGCATCTACTGAGTGAGTGTAAGATATGGTGAAAGACTATTTGGCTCTGATATATTTGGTAATAAAGCCGAAGTTGTTGAAGTTGTTAGAAATATACCATATCGTATTGGAACTTACCTTTCTACACACACCAGTGTTGGTTATGGTGAAAGGTTATTTGGTGAAGATGTATTTGGTGGTAGTGAGCTTAATATTGAAAATGAAAGAACAGCTACAATATACTATGGCTTTAGGTCTATCTTTAGTAAAGAATTTGAAGTTCCATATAACTGGGGGAATAGAGTGGACAAAGTATTCACCACATCTTATAGTTACAAGTCTTTAGTTCCACTATTATCTGACCTACCTTATGCAATTAAACTTGTTACCTCAGATGATAGAACCATATCTTACAAATATGGTGAAGTATTACGAAGTGAAATAGTTATACCTTATTCTTATATAGCTCATATAGCTAAAACAGCTTTAATAAGGTATAGCTTTTCTAGCCTTGGTCCTATATTTAAAGGAACGGTTAGAAAAATTTCTATTTCATCTACTCCTAGTGGGCAGGTTGCTAGAATTGAATTAGAGAGGAGATAAATATGGTTGTTAATAAACTTAATGTCAATTATTCAGGTTGGCAAATTGATGCTGAAGAAATAAAAGTTCCAGCTAGCTCTCCATATACAGCTAGAACATTACATAATAGGATATTGAAAGGTAGTGTTGAAATTTGGCAGAATAGTGATAAAACTGGCACTACTTTAACTGAAGAGCCTTATACTGGAACTGTGAGTGCTAGTAATAAGTTTCAAGTGGACTACGATGGAGTAGAAGATGGTGATGTAAGTTACAGGAATGTTATCCTATTTCATAATGCTCAAGCGGGGACTACTTGGTATGTTTGGTATAAGTCAACTGGTGATGTTTATGATGCTAATGACTTTAATGCTAAAGCTAATAAAGTGGTTGGAGGAATTACTGATAACTTTGCTGCCTTAGATACTGATGGAGATATTAAAGACTCAGGTAAGAAAGCTGATGACTTCGAACCTAAGATAACTCCTAAAAGGACAGCCTTTAATAAAGACTTTGGAACAGCTGAAGATACTGTGTGTGAGGGTAATGACAGTAGGTTATCTGATGCTAGAACACCTTTAGCTCATAGCACCAGCCATATTACTGGTGGTAGTGATGTTATACCCTTAGCTGTAGCTGGTGGAGCTTCTGGTCTTATGAGTGGTTCAGATAAACAAAACTTAGCTGATGCTACAGCTAAAAAGCATACTCAAAACACTGACCAATACCTTGACCAAGGTGGTGCTAACCAAGTTTCTGCTGTTGATGTTAAAGATGCTGTAACTAAGAAACACACACATATTAACAAAGCTTTACTAGATACTTATACTCAAACGGAAACTAATTTAGCTGACGCAGTAAATAAGAAACATAGCCAGGGAACTGATACTACATTAGGGACTATGACTGCAGATATCAATATGAACAGCCACAAAGTAACCAACTTAGCTGCTCCTACAACTTCTGGCGACGCAATAAGGCAAACCTCAAATATAACTGAAGCTAATTTAGCTGACGCAGTAACTAAGAAACACACGCAAAACACTGATACTGCTTTAGGAAAAATGTCTGCTGATATCAATATGAACTCTCACCAGCTAACCAACTTAGCCGCTCCTTCTACCTCTGGTAATGCAATACGACAAACGAAAAAGATAACAGAGAGTAATTTAGAGAAAGCTATTTTTCCTAATGTTCAAACTGCGGGGTTTTCTACTTATACTCTTAGTGCAGATGATGCAAATTCATATATAATTGTAGACGCTGATAGTGATGTAACAATATATATTCCAGCAACTTTTTCATTTGAAGTAGGAACACAGATACATATTATTAGAAACAAAACATATAATGTTACTATTAGCCCTAAGTCAGGTGTAACACTTGTATCTAGGGGTAATTATAGGAAAATAGGTGTTAGATATGGTGTTGCTACATTAGTTAACATTGCATCATATGCTTGGGTATTGTATGGAGACTTATCAACATAAGGAGATGAATAAATGGATGAAAATGGAATTATGACTAAAAAGGAACAAGATAAAGCAATAATGGAGTTAATGGCTGAGTTAAAGGTTGTCAACAATGAGCTTAAACATACCAATGCTAATATTAACAAAATACTTGCTTGTTATGAGAAAACACAGAAAGATATAGATGAAATTAAGAATGAAATTATTCCACCAATAAAAGATGAACTTACTACTCACGGAGTTTGGATAAAAATACTATCTACAGCTGTGTTGGGGGCTGTTGGAGCATATATTACCTCACTTTTTGTATAAATTTTTAGTTTAACACTACAATTTTTTCATTTTATTTCGATATTATAAGTAGAAACAAAAATAATAAGGGACTTAAAAAAAGTCTCTTATTATTATACACTAAAATTTCATAATAATAAGGAGGTTACACAATGAGAGGGAAAAGTCTACAAATTGAGCGTATAAGAGCTGGTATTAAGCAGTATGAGTTGGCTGATGCATTAGGTATGGACCAGAGCTTGCTTTCTAAAATTGAGAATGATAGAATTAAGGTAACAGAAAGTATGGAAGAGCTATACTTAAGAAAACTTAGAGAGTTAAAGAATAGGAGCTAGCTATGGAAAACTATATAAGAAAAGGTTGGCAAATAATACCTATACCTAAAGGGAGCAAGGCTCCAGTCCTTAGGGACTGGACCAAGCTTAATATTACTGAAGAAGATATTCATCAATACTTCAGTAATGGTGAAAATGTTGGTGTAAAGTTAGGTTCTCCATCAAATTGGTTAGTAGATATTGACTTAGACTGTGAAGAAGCTATACAAGCTGCTCCTTATTTCCTACCAGCTACTGGAGCTGTGTTTGGTAGAAGTTCTAAACCATATTCTCACTACTTATATTACTGTAATGATAGTGTTACTACTAAATATCAATTCAAGGATATGATATGTGAGCTGCGGTCTACTGGAGCACAAACAGTGTTTCCACCTTCTATTCACCCCTCAGGAGACAAGTATATTTGGAATAAAGAAGGAGACCCAGCTACAGTAAGTTTTAATTTACTAAAACAAGCTTTAGCTAAGCTAGCAAGTTGTGTATTATTAGCTTGGAATTACCCAGAGAACGGGGTTAGACAAGATGCTATATTACCACTTACAGGTTGGTTATATAGAGCTGGGTGGAGTAAAGAAGAAATAGAAACTTTTATCACTGCTTTATGTGATATAGCACAAGATGAAGAAGTTAAGCAAAGAGTAGCACAAGTTAAAAATACTATAGATAAAGTAGATAAAAACTTACCTGCTACAGGTTATCCTAAGTTAAGAGAATATTATCCAGAGGAGGTGTTAAGAAAAGTTGGGGAATGGTTAGACATAAGACCAGAGAAAACTTATATAGATGAAGAGTATGAACCACAGAAGGACTATGGTCATGCTTTAGTTTTAAGCAAGTTATTTAATAACAAGTTTAGATGGGTTATGGAATGGGGTAAATGGATAGAATACAATGGTAAGGTGTGGAATACTACATCTGAAGAAAGAGTAGCTAAGGAAGCTAGTGAGTGCTTGCATACATATTATACACAAGAGTTGAATTGTGCTAGAGATAAAAACAAAATAACTGAATTAACACAGAAGATAAAAGAGGTATGGTCTTATTCTAGAATAACTGGTGCTTTAAACTTCTTAAAAGGTTTTCCTAATATAATGACTTCTTCTAAAGACTTAGATAACAAACCTTATGTATTAAACTTAGAAAACGGAACTTTAGACTTGGAAACCCTAACCATTCAACCTCATAAACCAGAGGACTTATTAACTAAGATGGTTAAAGCAAAATGGAACACTGGAGCTAAAATAGATGAGTGGCAAAAACACTTGGATACTTTTCTACCTAATAAAAATATACAAAGAGAAATACAAAGAGAGTTAGGACTTGCTTTAACAGGTGTTTCTTTAGATGAAGTTTTACCGATATGGTATGGAACTGGAGCAAACGGTAAAAGCACCACATTAAAAGTAATTATGGAAGTTATGGGTGACTATTCTCAAATGGCTGCTCCTCGGTTGCTTATAAAAAGTAAGAATGAGAGACACACTACTGAACTAGCTGAATTACAAGGTAGGAGGTTAGTATTCTCTACAGAGACTGGTGAAAATGGTGAGTTAGATGAAGAGAAGATGAAGTGGTTAACTGGTGGTGAACGTTTAAGAGCTCGGTTTATGAGACAAGATAACTTTGAATTTCCAAAGAGCTGGATAATTTTCTTAGTAACTAACTATAAGCCAGTTATTAGTGGAACTGATGAGGGAACTTGGAGAAGAATTAGGCTTGTTCCTTGGGAAGAAACACTACCAGTAGAGAAAAGGAAGCCACAGGAAGAGGTAGTTAGAAACTTACTTGCTGAAAGAGATGGAATATTACAATGGTTGGTAGCAGGACTTAAAGACTGGAAACAAGATCACCACTGGGTAGCTGAAGAAGTTTTACTTGCTACTGAAGCTTATAGAGAGGAAGAAGATATTTTAAGAGGTTTTATTAAGCAACGATGTGAGCTTAAAGCTGGTTACTCAGTAGGGGTTGGAGCATTATATTCTGAGTATGAGGACTGGTGTATAGAAAATGGAGAAGAACCAAAAAGCAAGTTGGAGTTTAGTAAGCTATTAAAGAAGAGAGGGTTACAGCAGAAAAGAACAGGTCATGATAGAACTAGGAAGTGGATAGGTATTAGAATACATTATACAGATGAAGACAATGCTTGGTTGAGTGAAGCATACAATGAAGATGCTTTAGATGATATGCGGACAGATGCGGACAGGTTTTCTATATCTCCTATAGAAAATTTAAATTTTCCAGCTTATACAGAAATGTTGTCCGCATCTGGTCTACCTAACCAACCAACTTGTGAAGTAGAAACTACCCCAATTGAACCTACTACAAGCGTTGAACATAATACAACTTGTGAGGTAGAAGCAGCACCTACTACAAGGGTTGAACATAGTGGTGAAGTAGAACAAACAACCACCTCTGAGATGCGGACAAGTGCGGACAGGTTTTCTGTATCTCCTATAGAAAATTTAAATTTTCCAGCTTATACAGAAATGTTGTCCGCATCTGTCCGCAGTAGTTTAATTTCAACAATGCTTAGTGATATTAACAACCCCACTTGAGTAATAGGTTAAAATACTCTCCAACTGGGTGTATCTGTAATAATAGATGCACCCAGTCAAGAAAGAGAAGAAGTTAAGGAGAGCTTTTAAGGTTAAGGGGGCGTCAGGGTTTCGACGGGACTCCTTGAATTAGAAGAGGCGAGTCGAGGTCTCCACCGGGGCTCGTAAAAAAGGTGGTAAAAACATAAACGCCGAAGATAATTTGGCACTTGCTG